GTAATCTTTATCTTCTTTAGTATACTATAAATTATACCATATTTCTAACCAAAAGTCAAGTCTTTTCTTTACTAATGTTAACATATTTATACATAAGGGCCGTCCCTTTAATAGCTTTTGGCTATACAGGTGTCATCTTAGGAATACACAGGTATTACAAGGAGTTATAGTACACACAGGTAGTCATAAGTAAATGTAATTATACACTCTTTTTTCCAAATTGCTACTATTTTGTATACATGTGGTAACTACAGGTAAATAAGGTAGCCACAGCGGCCCCCCGGGGTCTATTTATCCACAGGTTATACACAAGCATCCACAAGTTATCCACAGGCTGCCATGTTGGCACGGGTATTGCATGGGTGACCAGAGGCTGTCATTGGGTCAGGCTTATGTTTGACAGGTGGAGTGTGTGTATGCTATAGGATACCTATGGAGCCACCACCACTGTATGAATACACAGGTTGACACAAGTTCTGTACTGTGGTACTCGCGCGCACGCGTATGTATAAAGGTAGGCAGTAGGTATTCACCAGATCAATAATAGTCCAAATCATTATAGTTTAAATAAATTTTACCTCCCTGGTTATTCCGGTAAAATGGCCCCATCTAAACAACAAACAACAGACACAGAGGTAATGCAAAATGAAACACTGGGAACTTAAAGTATTAGAAAGACCTATCCGCGCAGAGTGGAACGAATCAGCAACCTTTAACCTACAAACGCCCATTGGTGGCGAATGGGTAGATTATCACTGCTTTACAGTCTATGGCATAAAGTCAGAGCAGGAGGCTTTAGAGTGCATATTGGATGGAATAAAAGAAGAACTGAAGGAAGATGAGTCTCTGTGGGAATACCTAGAGGAAAACCCCGCTGAGATGCAGGACTCAATAATAGTTTTATAATAGTTGCTTTATCGTGTCCATTGGTATACAGTGGGCATTATTAAACCAACTAAACCAACAGAGGTAATGCAAGATGAAACTTAAGCAATTAGGAAGTAACATGACTGAGCTGGACATGGGTGACGTGCAGGTATTCTTTAGCTATGAGACCCCAGTGGCCGCACGTACAGATATGGGTGCGCTGGTACGCACAGCAACCAAGTACAGTGTAACCACCACCAAGCATATCAACAAGTGGCTGAACGGCTGTGAGGCAGCGGAAGTACCCCAGTCAGTGATTAATGATTTAGTGGAGGTGGCATAATGAGTATTAAAATTGCAAACAAGGATGGCTTTAGATGTGGAGAACGTGCGTATCTAATAGGTCACGAGTTCGGATTAATTTGTGTATCGTATGGTAACAATGAACAGGAGGCCATAGATAATGCAGTGGATGATAATTTAATGGATTGTCAGTTGATGTCAGATGAGGATCATGCAGAATACGATACTAATGGGTGGCATGATTCCTATATATACGCGGGCAATGCAAGCGAGCCATTTTGGAGTGAGTATCTATGGATTAAACCAGCGAGTGAACGAAAGGAGGTGGCGTAATGGATTATAAAGCAATATTAAATATGTATTCCGTAGAATGCGCGGCTTGTTTTACGCCTATTGCTATGGCATATCACGAGTATCATTACAGAACAGGACACGAGATGTGCAAGCGGTGCACAAAAAAATACAAAAATGATGAGGTGGCATAATGAAAACCAAAGGCGAAGTGATTAGATTTAAACTGGAGTTTATGGCGCTGATGTTAGCATCAGGACGCACAGAACACGCAGAGGACGTATTGCAGGAGGCGCTGGCCTTATGTGATACTGTAACGGAACAAATGCCAAAGGAGGCGGAGTAATGTATAGGGTCTATTACTATACGTTTGATTACAGCAAATACTATGCTACAATGGCAGAGGCACATGCAGCAGGGCGTGCCTCTGGATTTGAAGAATACACTATTACGAGGGTTAAATGATGAGTAAATGGGATGACTGGGTGGAGATAAGTACCACCAGAACGGCACTACACAATGGCGATGCCCCTGAGTTTTTTCAACGGGCAGGTGATTGGATAGATGAGCTACAGGCACAGCTGGACAATATGGTCAGCTCTGATAATCTATTTAATGAGGTCAAAACGCAGGTGCTGCAGGATTTGATTCGCAGTCTGGACGATGACCGGGCAGCCGCGCTGCAGCTAATGGTAGAGCGAGGGTCAGACCATGAATGACTTGTACTGGTACGCCAAGTGGTGTACAATCGGGTTCACTGTGGGTTTCTTTATAGGCTATGGGGTGACAACATGGCTAATATCATAGCGGAGGTAGTGGGCTGGTCTACACTGACAGCCCTTGTGATAGCGGTACACAAAGGCGTGTTCTGGTTAATGACTAACAATATATTGGAGTATTTTATATGAAAAATAATGAGTATCATGGCGACGAGCATCTATTGGACGACGACGAGTATCCACCCATGCAACAGTGGGAGATTGATGAGGCACTGGCGGATATAATAGGCGATGACAAATGGCTGGAAAAACAACAGGCGAAAACCAATGATAATATTTAATAGGGTATTGAGTGTAGAGTACAGACTGGGTGTAGGTTTTGATCTTGAGTTTCCAGACAGTCGCCCGGTTTGGGTTTACAATACAAACACAGGTAACACAGAGACCATGCCATTCCAAGGAGTCATTTTACATCTGCCTCTGTGTCTGGTATCCTTTGGCCGGGTTTATGAGGAGGTTTACGAATGAGTAGAATCAAAGAGGAGATGCTAGGGTATGAGTACACCCAGAACGACTGGATTGAGCCACAGGCGCACGTTATGGTCGACGAGCTGGTAGAGTATCAGGTCTACTGTATGACGCTCTCAGAGCTAACACAGAGGGTCACCAAGCAGATGCGTGATGAGTACTACAGCAATCCCTATAACGATATGACTAGACAATACAGAGAGGTGTTCCAAGATGAGTAGATGCAAAGCGTGTGACGTTATCCTGAATGAGTATGAACTAAAGAAGGTAGACAAGGAGACCGGGATACATTTAGACCTGTGTAATATCTGCCTGTCTCATAGCGATGAGGCCATGCATGACAGCTTTGGGCAATTAAGTGAGAAAGAGTTTGACGTCCTCTTAAATACCTGATACAATACTCAGGTAGTAAGGGATAAATTAATTATTAATCATTAAAGTATTAACCAAACGATCCTTAGGGGTCATAACATAGAGGTAGTAACCATGGCAGTATTAGAAGGCTTAGTAGCATTTGAAAACCTAGACGAACATGAGATGTATCAGGGTCAGTCCACCGGGAAGTTCTCTCTGGTTCTCAGCTTGGATGAACCAACAGCAGATACCTTGGCTGGTTCAGGTGTCAAGCTCCGCGAGTACGAAGGAGTCAAGCAGCGCAAGTTCAGCACCAAGTACGATGTCCCGGTGATGGATGCAGAGGGCAACCCGTTCAAGGGTCGCATTGGTCGAGGCTCTAAGGTGCGTATCATGTACGCAGAAGGCCAGCCACACCCTGTACACGGCACCAGCACGTACCTGAACAAGATCAAGGTGCTTGAGGTAGCTGAACAGGAAGGCGGAGAGGACTTCTAGTGGCGGTTGAGTCAACATTCGTCCAACATGAGCCATGCCCCTCGTGTGGCTCATCGGACAATCTGGCTCGCTATAGTGATGGACACGCAGTCTGCTTTTCTGGGGGCTGCAACCATTACGAACACGGCAACGGTCAGATAGGTCAAGCAGCACAACGTAAACCAATGAGGTCATTAGAGATGACAGGTGTCATAGCGGCAATCCCTGATAGACGTATCTCACAGTCAACGTGCCAGCGGTACGGTGTGACAGTGGAGTACGGCACTGACGGACAAATTGTCAAGCATCACTACCCGTACCACAACAAGGACACAGGTGCGGTGACAGGAACCAAGGTGCGGATCACCGAAACTAAATCATTCTATGCAACAGGAGAGTTCAATGAGGCAGGGCTGTTCGGCCAGCAGGCTTTCAAGACGGGCGGTAAGTACATCACGATCACAGAAGGCGAGGCGGACGCACTTGCTGTCAACGAGATGTT